TTTCGGCATAACCGTTACACCGTTTATTGTTATCGTGTCTGCCATTGCCTGCCTCCTAAATCAATATAGGGCTTTTGCCTGTGCTTATGGTCTGTCTGTTTATTTCCTTTACGACAACGCCCGTAAGTCTTTCATTGCCGACTTTAACCTCGTAAGAGGGATTTATTGTTATGTTTGCGTTCTGCATTGCTACCGCTACCGCACCTGCTATCTGTTCAAGGAATCCGCCGCTTGTGGATGTGCTGACGGTATAACTTGCGCTACCAGATAATGACGGTAACGAAAGCCCAAAATCACTTGTGACCGAGCCGAGCGACGCCGTTGCACTTGACACATAGCCAAGATTGCCTTCGATTCCGTTTGCAAGTCCGATGTCGATAAATCGTCCGTAACTCTCAAACACGGTCGAGGGCGAATGTATTCCGAGTATGCTTGAAAAATAACTACCGAGGCTAGATGCAAGGTTTGTAATCTTTGTTCTGATAATGTTTAGCAAGGAAACGTTACCTAAACCATTGCCTAAACCTTCGAGAACGTTTTTGGATTTTGTTTCCCAAGCCGTCTTATTCATCGCGCCGCCTATGGCGGTAACTTTGCCCGTTACATTGCTTGCCGCTTTTGAAAGACTGTCAAGCCCTGTACTCCACCACAAACCATTTTTTGTTTTGGTAAGCACATTCTTTGATACATCCTCGGTGTTTTTGGTACTAGCAATCGTGCTGATCGTGCCTGTTACGGTACTTGCCACTTTGGATGTCGCAGAAGATACTTTTCCAAGCCCTGCCGCATTGCCAAGCCCGTTACTGCCTGCCAAATTGTTAAGTACTTTTGAACCTTGTGTGCTACCTGCGTTTGCCGCTTGTTTGAGTTTATTCTCAACTTCACTCGGTATCGTTCCCAATTTCGATGAAAGTATATTCTTTGCACTTGTAGACGAAACGCCGTTAGCGAAATTCGTTGTTGTTTGCGCCCCATAGGTTGAACCTTTTCCGGCTGCCTGCTTGAGTTTGTTTTCAACCTCACTCGGAATCGTACCTAACTTTGATGAAAGTACGGTTTTTGATTTCTCCGATGCTACGCTGTTTGCGTATGCTTGTACGGTACTTTCGCCGCCCTTGCTTGCTATCTGTTCGGCGTTCTTCATTGCGTTTTCGGCTTCACTAGGGATAGTGCCGATTTTGGCTGTCGCTTCGCCTACAAAGTTTATTGCGTCCTGCCCGTACTTCTCGTAAAGATCAACGCCGTTTTCGTTGCTGAAAATGGATATAAGTTGTGAAAAATATTCCATTTCGGCGTTTACATCGTCAAGACTATCGGTTAAGGTACTGTAACTTCCACGCAAAGCAAGAATACTGTTTGAAACATCTGTCATTTCAGTATTCAAGTTTTCGTAGTATGCCTTCGCCTCGTCATAACTAGAAAAATCATATCCGGCTTCTTTAAGTTTCTTGCTTGCCGACAATTTTTCAAATATGTTAGCATCGTTTACATCACCGAGAATGTTTTTAAGTACCGATTGCTCTTTTTCTATTTCGTAATAACGATTCTGTAATTCTTCTAGTCTTTCTTGTCCGCCTTCTGCGTCAAGTGCATCGAGCTGTTGCTTTATTTTGAGATAATCTTCGGCTGAACCCGAAAGAGCGTTCTGCGCGGCTGTCAAAAACGCCATACGCTTCATATTCGAGATAATTCCGTCAAGTACCTTTTTTTGCTCTGCATAACTTACATTTACATCACTAACACTATCGGCGAAGTCGGGCAATGTATCGCAAAGGTAATTGTAGTAGCCTTCCATTGTTGCCTTTTCTGCTTCTGTGGGGTCAGCGACAGAACGCAATTTAAGATAGGCGTTCGCGATAGCCTCTATGGATGTTACCGCGCTTGTTGAATTGTTGAATATGTCAAGACGCGATGAAGCATTGCTCGATATATTCGCCATCTTCTCTCTTGCTTCTGTGATAGCATCGTATAAATCTTTGCCGATTGTACCCTCAACATCTGCGTTAGTCGGGGTAAATGTTTCTGCGAAGAAGTTATCATATACCCACAAAACGCCGCCCGTTATAGCAAGACCGATAGCCGTACCAAGAGCAAACCAACCGCCGTATGCTTTTACCTTTTCTGCAAGCCCAGAACCGAATGTTGTACCGGCTTCCGCTACACCTTGAACAACCGTTGTTGATGTAAACGCGGTTTTCATAGCTTCTTTAACCGAGTTGATAAACACTTGCGATGTTTTAAGGGTTGCCATTACCGCTGTACCGAGTGATACAATACCAAGCAATGTGCCGAGGTCTAATTTGCCTATCGTTTCACCGATTATGCGGAAAAAATCTCCCCACGATAATTCTTTTACAAGTGTTCCTGCAACGGTAATAGCGGCATTAAGGATTGAGTTTACCGCATCGGCTATATCATCGCCCTTTATGTTCTGCAATGCCGAGTTGATTCCGCTTGCAACATTTTTAGCGACGCTTTCCCAATTAACCTTCTTGAAGAACGCGCCACCTGCCTTGAAAATTCCCGTGAATGTTGAGCCGATACCTGCGCCGACAGTTTCCCACGGAATCGCATCGCTGATACCCTCAAACGCTTCTCCGAGCCTTGTACCAAGGTCGCCCCATTCAAGGTTTATTGCAACGCCGGAAAGCAAAGTAGGGATGTATGAAATTTTATTGCCGATTGTAGTTCCGATTTCCGTCCAATCGGAATCCTCGATTTTGCCGTTTATCCAACTCGCAATACTCGTTCCGAGGTCAAGCGGTGATTTCTTGAATCCGTTGTAAATAGCCTCTGCGTATTGCTGTGCGAGGTTTTCGGCATTGTCAAACGCTTCCTGCCAAACCTTCTTATAATCTGCAAGCGCGAGTTGTAACTGTTCTGTAAGGTCAACTACACCGCTACCACTACCACTTGTCGATTCGTCTATGGGCTGTAACTTGTTGATTTCGTCAAAGCCGAGTAACTGATTCTTGTATTCTTCTGCGGCGTCTGCGGCGCCTGTAAGGTCGTCGGTGTAATCCTCTAACGCTTCTGCTCCTGCGTCAGAATAGCCGCTTGAAATACCGTCCATAAGTTCGGTAAGCCAATTATCGCCCCATAAGTTCATACCAAGACTTGTAAAAAGTCTGTTAAGTGCAATTACAAGTCCGTTTACATAAGGCAACGCCTTCTGTACTATCGGCAAGAATAAATTACCTACCGTTCTGCCGAGGTTAGCGGTTGCCTGTCCAAACATACGATACTGATTCGCAACGGAATTGAGCGTGTTTGCCTGATCTCCCCACGCTACTTTGGATTGATCTAAAATGGCAAGCTCGCGGAGTTGCATCTTTTCAGCCTGCGTCATTTCACTTACAGCCTTGCTTATGCCGTTTGCGAGTGCGTAGGTTTCAAGCGTTGTGCTTGTTATATCAATACCGTATTTATACAGCGCCCTGCTCTGCCCTACCAAGCCGGATGTAAGGTTAGTCATAACCGTATCAATATCTTGATTAGTGAACGATGATAAGTCACTAGCAAGCATTGTGAGCGCTTCGGATGTAATAACGGACGCTTCGCCGACAAGCCCTACCGAGTTGGTAATTGCAGCTGTCTTTGCTTGAAAGTTCATAACCGTGTTCAAGTCAAGACCGAGGTTTTTATCCGTTGTAAGGATGGATTCGCCGTTTTCGCCGATGGCGTAGCCTGTCATTTTGTTCGTGAGGTCATTTAATCGGGCAGAAAAACTTTCAGCATAGACTTCGGCGTCCTCATAACCGAAACGGTCATACATATACGAAAATTCTTTTCCGATTTTGTCGAGGGTAACGCTGAAATAGTTATATGTTTCCACATAGTCCATCGAGGATTCTATGTATTCTTCGAGTTTCTTATACGCACGAATAACCAAGAAAAGGTTAGCGTATAAAATACCGAAAGTTCTGGCAAGGCTGAACGTGTGCGTGTTTAACGCTTTCATTTTGCCACCAAGCGTTGTTGTGTGCGACGAAAACAATTTAACAGCCGTAGTCGTTCTGCTGACATTGTTAGCCGTATTGCTTGTGGCTTTCGTGAGATTTTGCATCCCGGCGCTGCTTGCTTTCGCTGAATCGCCAATAGTTTTAATGCTATTAGCGAGGCTTTGCATCTTCTTTGTGTCAACGCCACCGAGTGCCTTGCCTAAACTTTCAAGGTTTTTTGTTAAGTTATTGAGTGATCTATTAGCGCCTTTTGCGTTGGCGGTAATATTTATTGCTAAACTGTCAATAGTTGCAGGCATTGTTTAGTCCTCCGTAGGAATTTCACCAAAAATCAGTTTGAGTTTTTGCAAAGCCAATTCTGCCTGCTCTCGCTCTGAAAGTTTGATTTTTCCCGTTTCAATATCCTTGTCGCGTTGTAGTTCAAGATAAGGTTTAGCGGAATATTCGAGCGCTTTTGAACCCTTCTTCCGAAAAGCATTACCAATAGCAACCGCAACCGCTTCATATACATACCTGCCTTGTAGCCACGCTTCGTAGTCAAGCCGTTTCATTCGTTCGTTGTAAGCGGCTGAATAGTCCGATAAGTCGCGAGGTGTAATGTTCCAAAACTCGTTGTGTGCTACACCCATTAACATAGCCTTCGGCAGAATTTCTACTCGGAAATATTCTCCGATGTTGTCGTATTCGCTTTCTTTGCTTTCTTCTTCGCAGGCAATGACGCTGTTATCGCCTTCTCCGCGTCCTTTATCATTGCTTGAAAAAAACCGCTTTCGTTCGCCTCTTTTATCATTACTTCGGTAATGTCGTTGATAGAGCCACCGTTTATGATGTGCTGTTCGATCTCGTCATCGGCGACTTTCTGTAATACCCCGGCGCAAAGTGCAAAATACGCACTAGACGCAACAAAAGGCTTCATAAGTATGTCAGCAAGTGATACATTCATTTTGTCAAGGTCGCGGATTGTGCCAAAACTTAAAGGCAAAGAATCGTAAGATTTTCCATTGATTGTAAATTTCATATTCAAAACTCCTTTCTATTTCCCCTAGAAAAAAGGGCAGGTCAATGCCTGCCCCATTTAAGTAATGCTGTGTTTTTAGTAAGAGCCGCTATCAGTAGGCTTTACAGCGTTAGCCCATCCAATATCCTTTGTGCCGTTGTTGTAGATCGTGTTAAGAACAAGACCGATCTCAACGGTAAGAAGCTCGTTCTGTCCGCTTTCAGGAAGTGGAATAGCAGAAGGCACGGTGCAAACCGCAAAATAGCCTTTCGTAAGACTAGGATGATATATCTCAAACCATAACTTGTTACCTGTGATTGCTTCCCACTCTGCGTATGTTTCGCTTGTGAGGTTTACGGTAACGGTAAGGGTTTCGGAAATATCTGATCTGCCTGCTACCCTCTTTGTAATGTAATCGTCAAGTGCGGAAGCGTCGATTGTTTCGGGGGTAATCTCGATACCGCCGATTGCGTTGATTCTTCCGAGCTTTGTTACACTAGTGGGAAGCGTAGTGTTTGCTGAAAAAGCCGCATATCCAAGCTCAATACCGAGCGTGGAAAGACCGTCAATGTATGACATTTTTTATTCCTCCTTAAAAGTTAAATTATAAAGCCTGTTGATGTGTTATCCGAGCCGATAACAATACGAAAACGCGCAACGCCGTGTGATATATCCGGCGTACTATCAATTATCGGTAATTGCACGGCTTCAAATCCAAGTTCGCTCATTGTTGCAGTTGCGACACGGGATATTAAAGCACAATCAGCCTTGCCCTCGGTATATACATCTATCTGCATATCTGCACGAATAGCATTTATGCCTGTATCAAAAGTCTTGCCGAGTTCCTGTCCGTCTGTTTGATGAAAGTAAACCGTGGGGAGCGTTAAATCGCTTGTGGAAACATCGGTTGAAACATAGTTAGCACTATTTACCTTTTCGTTTGTGTGCGATTTCATCAGTTTATAGAATTTGTTGTAAACAGCGCTTTCAATCTGTCCGAACCAAGTTTCACTCGCCATTTCCGAAAACCTCTCTTGCGGTACTTTCAATAACGCGGATAATCTCTATACTCGCCTTATACATAGGCATTTCTGCTTTAGTTCCTAGTGATAAATGCAACTGCCCTAGCCCGTCACGGTAATACCAATAACCGGGATTCATTGCGTGCTTTTGGTCTGGGAAAGTTCCAACGCCCATCCCAAACTCTGCGGCCTGCGGATGCGTTGTGCCGTTGTTGTACTCAATACCTGCGCCAAATTCCCACGCCAAATGCGGATAAAATGTTCTGCCATCCTCGTCAACTTGCGGCGTGCTTGTTAAAAAGAACGAGCCTACATATTTACCGATTTGAACATCGAATTTGTATTCTGTCGGCGTTGAGTACGATTTCGGCGCATCGCCCAAACCTTGTGATATTGTAGTGCGTACTACATTTATGCCCTTTCGCAATAACGACTTGATAAGAAGTTCACACTTCGCAGGTAATATCCGGCGTTGGTATATATCAACTTGTTTGATAAGGCTTTCGATACCCTTCTGCGATAAACTACCTTTGAGCGTGTACTTCGCCATTATTTCTCAATCCTTTTGAGCAGGTATGCCGTGAAATTCTCACTCGGAGCAACCTTTACGACACGAAAATCCGCTGATTTCTCTACAAGTTTTCCGCCCGAATATTCAGGCGTACTGTCCTTAAAGATTAGCGAGGTTTCCGTTATCGGAAATTCGTTTGCAAGGGTTATAAGTTTGCTATCGTAACCGTCAAGGCTGATACCGAAAGCCATCGCCTCCGCTTCACCACCTGCAAACGCTATGTCCGCGTAAAATTCAACGGGTGTTGCATAATCATTTTTGCTAACGCCTATTACAATCGGGTTTCCGTCATCGTCATAAATAAGATTTCCGTTATCATCCGTCGCGTATTCGGGCGTACCCGAATTGTAAAGGGCGTATTGTAACTTCACTTTTGCTTTACGGAGTGTACGCATTTTGTACCTCCTTAATGCCTTGCCAACGGTAACACCGGCGACAAGATTTTGTTCTCGTCAACATAAGAGATAGACACGCCATTTTCGCTGTGGCTTGCTTCAAGGTCTGCGCCTATGCGGTTATATCGCGCAAGCGCAAGTTGCAGGCATACATCGTAATAATTCTGCATATCGGACGCGATCATTTCTTCTGTGTAACTTGCAGGATAACGGCGCAACTGCATAACGCGGCGAATTGCACCGTCAACCTTATTAGCAAGAATATCAGCATTGAATGTGTCCTCTGCGCTTAATTCAGTTGTAAGTTCTGCTACAATGCTTGCAGCCATATCATCCGAAACTGACATATCATACCTCTTTATTGTTTAACAATTAGAAACTAGCGGTAGTAGCACCGTGTACCACGATCGCATCAGCCTTTTTATTGAGAACGAAAGCGTCATAGTAGAAACGAGCCTCAACGAGTGAGCCGGAAATGCCAGGCGCATCATCGTGAATCTTTAACTCGTAAATCTTCATAGGCGAAGGCATTACAGCCGCATTAGTGATAACGAAATCTGTTCCGTCAACGAAATACGATGAAGGAGCTTTTACGATTGCCACACCGTCAACCTCGCCGACCTGTCCGTTAAGGAGCATTGTCTGACCGATTTCGGACGCCTTAATGAAGTTGTTATCGAGTTTAAGGTAGTTATAGAAGCCGGGTGTTACAAGAGCAACTCTGCCGCCGATCGGAGCTTTGTCGTTGTCGAGTATTTCCTGTGCCTTTAAAAACTCGCTGTAAGCATTGGACGCTGAAACATTCGCCTTGATAATGTGCGAAACATTCGTGTAAGTACCGCTTGTGGGCGCATTGTCGGTAAGAACCTTAATTCTGTATGCGTCAACCGCAGGAATAAGAACATTGTCGATATTCTCTGCAAGTGTAGCGGCTGCCTCCATTGTGCCAACGGTATCTTCGGCTGTTCTCTTGTCGATAATGTAAGTGAAAGCCTTGTCCTGTGTAAGCGTCATTGTCTGTACGGAATTGCCAAGATCACTAGGTGTACCGTATCTGCTTGTGCCTGACATTGTGTAGTTGCCAAGTGTAACGAGATCACGCGAAAATACGTTGACCGCATTAACTCCAACCCAATCATAATTTCTGTTGATAATTCCCTCGGTAAGCGAGCCAAGCACAAAACGCTCGTCAACCTTTGAGGAATACTTTGAAGCGTAGTTAGGTGTTGCCATAACTAAAAATCCTCCTTTGATAAAGTGTGCTGTTTGTTTTATTAAAAACGCCCGATTTGAGCATTTTTATCTATCTTGAAAACCTTGTAGGCACACTTGCAAAACCCTGTAAAAAGGGATCAACTTCTTCTTTGCCACCAACCCCGGCATTTACCTGCGGAATGGATTTTAACCACTCTGCCTCTTTCGCCTTTAATAGCGAAGCCTGTACCTGCGACTGAACCTCAAACAATGTCTGGGTATCACCGTCAACCTGTGCGGCGGCGGCTTTCTTTGCCTGTGCCTTGTCGTAACCCAAGTCCATAAAATTCTCGGTAAGATCGTGTATCTTGTCCTTGCGCTCTAATTCCTTTAAGCGTTCATCCTTTAATGCCTCGGCCTCTGCCTTTTCGAGCGATAACTGTTCCTGTTCCGATAAAGTCGAACGGTACTTCTTTGTGAGTTCGGCGTTTTCGTGCGTAAGCTTGTCAATGCTTCTCTTGTAGCGTGCAAGTTCAACCATTAAATCCTGCGCCGTAGGCTCTTTCGCGCCATCCTCTTTCGGCGTTGCTTTTGGCTTTGATTCCGGCTTTGTTTCAATAGCGGATGTTTCTTCGGTTACGTTCTGTTCGTTTTCCATATTCATTTTCCTTCCGTGTTTTTTCCCTTGCTTCTCTGCAAGTAAAATAAAAGAGTGTGAGTTGTTACCCTCGCTTCTCTGCGAGCAAAATTAAAATCAATGCGATTTACGCCTTCTCTGGCATATATAAAAACCGCAAGAGAAATTCCCTTGCGGTAAATGGCTTTTAACGTGTGTAACGGGCGAAGCAACGACAGTTGACAACTTCTTCGGGATGTTCAGCGCCCGTGCTGTATTCCGTGAATGTGTCTTTCGGGAAAAGCATCTGCGCCGCACCCACGATGAAATAATCGTCAATCGGTATTTCTGTTTCGTTTATGGCTTCGTGCGTCTTTCGTGTTTTGTTGTCAATAAAGGCAATCCAACGCTTATGTTTAAATCCGCGCTTTTTGGCGGTCAAAAAATCTTTATACCCTAAAACGGTAACGGCTTCGTTTTCGGCGTTCCACTTAACACGGTCAGGCGATGTGTACCACGATTCCGAAAGGTGTTCAGCGGTCGCGCGTGTAAAGTTCTCGGCGTACTGTTCGGCGTATGCCTGCGTAAGCGCATCGTCCACACCTACGCTTTGCAAAATGGCGATATATCCGAGTTTTACTTGTTGTAGTACAAAACTATAACTAAACTCGGAAAATTCCCTCATCGTCAAAATAAGCGCCACAATAAGCATCAGAAAATCCTCGAAGTCCTCGGCAAACCGAATACGCTCGTCAACCTGCTTTTTCGTGATTCCCATTTCGCTGAAATAGGTTTCGTAAGGCTGTGCCATCGGTTTATGAATTTGATTTATCTCGTCAAATTCTGCCATTCGTTACTCCTCAATAGGTTTTTCTCTGCTCATTCCGTCTATAAGCGGGCTGTTTGTTATCTGCGCTATCGGATTATCAGATGTGATGTTTTCCGATTTTGCAATTTCCTCTATGCGTTCTTCTGCGCCAAACAACTTATCTTGATGTTTCGCGATAAGGCTTTCGCTGTCCGCCCAAACTTGATTCGGATCATCGAAAAGATTTACCGTGTCTATTGCGTGCTTGCCGTATATACCGCTTGCGATCATACTTGAAAGGCTTGAAGTCTTTACGGCAAGTTCGTATGATTTCTGTCTGCGCACCGTGGGCTTAATATCCATTGCGCGTAATTTAAGCAACGGGCTATCCGAAGGCGTTTTAGGGTTACGCTTTATCGCGCGGAGTACAATTCGCACTTCCTGCAATTTGCAAGTTTCGATGATGTTCTGCTGTGCGCAAGCCACGGCTTCGGCTGCACTCCATCCGCTTGCTGTGTCCATTGCGATACCCGTCGAGCCGCCGGAATTGTCGTTACGCTGTGGCACGTTGCATTTCTGCAAAACAAGTCCGCGCTGTGTAAGATAATTCTGCAACATTCCGTTGTAGTCATAATCAAGCGTAAGCGGCTTAATGAACGGCGTTTTACCATCCGGGCTTGTATAGGTCTGCACCCAATCGCCGGATTTAGGCGTTGAGGTTGATACCGTACCGTCCGCATTTTCCTCGTCCACAAAATCAACATCGTTTGTATGCCAAACGCATTGTGTGTTTTGATCTATGTCGTTTGCGAGGTCTGAAAGCATAAGGTTAAGCGTGTTCATTGCTGAAATCTGTCGCTCAAAGCAACCCTGTCTGTCGTAAGACAAAAACCACTCGACAATCGGTATCACTCCGAGGGGATTCGCCTCACCGCTTCTGTTGCCTTCCGCCCACAAATCGCGCTCTGTACTCTTTTTGCCGTTCACAATGCTGTAACCGTTCAAAATCTCAAAACGCTGTTCGGGCGTAAAACAAGTAAACAGGATATTACCGCTGTTATCTTCGCGGAACGTACCCGCTACCATCACGCGACGGTCAACATATCTGCTCGAACGGATAACAAAAGTCGTTCTGGGGTCGAGAACGGAAACTTTAAACAGGCTTTCGCCTTCGTCAAGGTCTGCGTCAAGATTCATTTCGACGATCGTATAGCCAATGCCTGTAACCTCGGTAAATCTTCCGAGTTGCTGTGTTTTGGCATTGATGCCATCGGCGAAATACATTTCGTTGAGCTTGCTTATTGCCTCAACTTCCGCGTCATTTCCGCTGTCAAGTTCGCCGCGCTGAACGAGTGTTATCGGGTAGCCCCACTTGAAACCGAGGTTAAACTGTGTAACCTCTGCCGCCACATTGTCGCAACATTCAAAGTCTATGTCAGGGCGAAACTTCTTCGGCTCTTTTCTCTGCAACGGCTGTATACCACTCTCAAAGTCGATTAGTTTTTGGCAATCTTGCGCGTTGACAGTAAAGTACGGAGCGTTTTCCTGCATAACTTTCAAAATGTTTTCAGCGGTTACGCGCTCTACATCCGTGTAAAGCTCTTTGCGCCCTATGTGATTTTGAAGCATATTATCAAGTGCGTTCATACAACCCTACTTTCGCAATCAAAAAAGGCAACCTGCAACGGTCGCCTTAAAAAGTTTTTCACTATATCGAAATTATCACGGTTAAATAATATAATTGTGCGATTTTGTGGGTTTTTATGTCAAGTTTGCAATGTCGGGATTTGTTTCGGCAAAAGCCTTTAAAGCGTCCGAGTGCAAGTGCAGAATGTAACTGTAATTGTAACCCATATTGAACGATACCTCGTCAAATCCCAAACCGTCAAAGTAGTGCTGATATAGGCACTCGATATATTTTTCGTTGCCGAGCGCGTATATCTTATCAACGATCTCGTCTATCTTCCGCGAATATTCCGTGATTGTTTCGCATAACTCGCGGTCAAAATCGGCTAACTTTATGGCTACGCCTACAACGCCCTCACCGGGATTTGTCTGCACTCTGTCGCGAGAATAATCAAGGCCGCGAATGTAGGCTATATCGCCGCGCGCCGCTTCGTGTTCCTTGCGCTTGTGTGCAATAATTCGCTTGTAAACGCCGATTTGTGATAAATACTCTTTTGCTGTCAACTCTAAACCTCCGCTAAATAGGACTTTTGATAATCGTTGCCTTGCGCATACGCTTGTATAAACGCTTTGTGACAAACTCGGCAAAAATAGCCATCCCGTCGGGAACATCATCGTTCTTGTTTTTGCCCGCTATCGTGTATGTGAGCAGAAAATTCATCATTCTGCCGTAGTCGGACTTCGGCGTGTAACCGCTTTTGTCACGAAAGAGAACGTGACGCTTTACCCAATCGGCATTAACAATGATTCGCGTTTCTTTGTTCGTTTCCGTCGGATGCGTGATAATGTTGCAACCGCAGGATAAGGTTTTTAGGCGTTCTGATACTTCGTGCGCTATTCTGTCGCCGCCTGCGTTCGATTCAAACTCGACTTGTTGCATATTGTGTTCCGCGATAAGCGTTGATATTTTCACATATTGCGCGTTGAAGTCGGTGTTGTTGTCGCATACGCAATCTGCAAGGTAGTAATCTTCGCCGTATTGATACATAATCGGCATAAACATATAGTCGATGCCCGTGGACTTTGTATCGCATATACCGATAACGGCATCCGGCTCGTATTCTGGAAGTGACATATACGTTCGGAGTTCGTCATCGTGGTAAAGCAAGCCTTCACGCTCTATCGGCTCTTGCATATACAGGC